CCTATGCCTTCGTGGTCTAGACAATTAAACAATATTGATAATCAAATGGTTGATAATTGTGCAAATTATGATGATGCCCTTTATACTAATAGATCTGTTTTAGGTCTATATAATAGTAATACTGGTAATGATGTAGGACGTGGTGCGTTTGATGTTGAGATCCTAACTAATACTCCAACTTCTGCCTCAATTCTAGTAAATTATCGTTTTGCTCTATTTGTTGCTCCTCTTTTACAAGATATTCGGGTAAATTCAGGAGAACATGGACTCTCTCATGTTGATTCTATTAATCTCAATTTTGCTTTAACAAATTTATCTACTCGTCTTTTATCTTTTGCTCGTAATACTAATAATGGTAAATTAATTATTTCTAATATTCAGCCATCATTTGGCCCTAACTTTCAAAATGTTCCTCAACCAGTCTTGGAATTTACAACTTATAACATTATATCGTCTTATTTTCAACTTCCTCCTACTGTAAATTATAAATTACCAGTCATTGATCGCTATTCCAATCTAATTAGTGTTCTACCTGAAGCAACAGCCATTGTATCTACTCCTGTGGTCAGTCTTAATAGTGTTCCTTCTTACGTCCTTATTTTTGCTACTTATCCTGAAACACTATACTCATCTCAAGGTTTCTTATTTGGTAGTGATCCTGATACTGTTCATGGAACTCAATTAACCGATGCATTCTGTCCTATTTCTCAAGTGAATGCTCAAATTAATTCTGTAAATCAAATGAACAATTCAACTCCTCAATTTTTATGGAAATCTTATGTCAATAATGGTGGTTCTAAATCGTTTGTTGAATGGTCGGGTCGTCCAGTCATAAAAACGTTATTAGATGGCGCCCCTAAATATATGTATCCTGCTTCAGGTCCTGTAAAATTAGATTTTGGGACTGATTTGCATGTGCGTGCTGCTGACGGGACCTCTCTCAGCCCAGGGACTAATTTCAAGTATAATGCATCATTCACAGTTCAACTCAAGAACACTTTACCTTATACATCTCAACTGGTCTTATATGTATGCTACTGCTACCCGAGTATAGTCCAGCTTCAAGGGGTTAATGATGGCAGAATTATAACGGCCGCCCTAAGTGTTGAAGATAATATTTCAGTTCGCGGACAACCTCCAACAGGTCATGCTAGCGTCCTAAATTCTCATGACTTGGTCGGTTATGGTATTGCAGGTAAATTACATCGTTTAATGACTTCAACTAAACTAGCGCATAAAATGCGAAAATCTCGATTTCATAGAAAACAATTAAAAGATGCAATGATGGGGATGGGATCATTACCTGAAATGTCAGCACTAGCAATGCACGGGGCAGCTAATGTTGTAAATAAGGGTATGGGACTTAGTGGAGGTAAAAAAAAATCAAGAAAAGGAGTTATGCGCTTTTAAAATAACAATATATAAAGATTAATAAACTTTATATTATTAATGAAAGATAATATATATGGTAATGGTAAGATATATAAGGTTGTTAGTGATCATACTAATTTAATATACATAGGTTCTACAATCCAAAAATATTTATGTAGTAGATTATCAGGTCATAAAAACAATTATAAAGCATATCTAAATAAAAAATATTTAAATTGTTCAGTATTTAAATTGTTAGAATTAGGAGATGTAAAAATTGAGTTAATAGAAGAATATAAATGTAATTCTAAAGAAGAACTGCATACTAAAGAAAGGTATTATATTGAACTAAATAAAGATATAGTGGTAAATAAAAATATACCAACACGGACTGATAAAGAGTATAGAATAGATAATAAAGAAAAAATAGAAAAATACAGATTAGATAATAGAGATAAAATAAGTCAATATAAAAAAACCAAATATGATTGTATTTGTTCATCCAAATCAATTACAATCAATCATAAAGCAAGACATGAAAAAAGCAAAAAACACGAAACATATAAATTAATTCAATGTTTGTAAAAAATTATTATATAATTGTATAATTATATAATAATGGCTTTACTTAATAATAATAATTACTATCTGACGAATTGTCATTCAGTTAAAATGACAGATCTTCCTAATAGTGGATTTTTAGAAACAGATAATAACGGGATTATAGTTCCATCACAATATAATAAATTTTCAGTATTTCCTAAATCGTGGTCAATATTTGCTAATCAATTAATTGATCTACCAGTTAATTTAACAGCAGATCCTGATCAATTTTTTGGTTTTTATACAGAACCTGATTTGGATTCAGTTCAAACATATTCAACCCAAGTAGATATAAATATTTCAGCTGGTTTGTATAATTTATATGTTTTGTGTTATCTTCCTCAATCTTATGGTGCTTCTCTCACTTTAACAATTGGATCAAAAGAATTTCAAGTATTCATAACAGGACAACCAAATGGAAATAATATAATTAATTCATCAAACGCATTAGAAATTGATACATCAGGTCAATATTTCGGAGTATTAAATGTTTCAAAAAAATTAGGATTGACTCAAGTTTGGTTAAGTTCATATAATGGACCGCCTTTAATGGCAATACAAGAATCTAAAAATGAATCTAATGATGTATCTAAAACTGAATCAAATAATGTGATTAATCCTTTTAATTCATCACAAGTAATAAATCGTATTTATTTATAAAAAAAATATATAATATTATAATATATGTCAAATTTATTAAATACTAATAACTATTATAATTTATCTGCTTATAGTTTAAAATTAAATGGTTTAGACGTTCAGACAGAAATTGATAATTTAACAAATGCTGAAACATGGACTAATACTGACGGTGGTTCAGTTGAACCTTCAACTGGTTTAGTTCTTATTACTAATGGAATCGGTAATAATGCAGTAGCAAATGAATCAATAGAAATAACTGATACATCAATTAATCTAGATAATAATGTAAATATAGGTTCAACAGGGACAACTTATCAATTATTAGTAAATGGTAATCCTATAGATAATTCTAATGTATGGATTAATGCAGACGGTATAACAACTACAGATAAATTAATACCTTTCACGGATGGAACAGCAAATGGAATGAAAACTGATAATAATTTTTCTTATGCGGTTGAATATTCAGCACCTACACTTACTGTTGGAAATGCTAAAATTGTATCAGCAAATAATAATATGGTATTAGAAACAACAGACTATATTTTAACGAAAAAAGATATATATTTACAAGGAACTGAAGACGTTCAAAGATATTTAACAATCGGATTAAATAATGTATTGAATAATGTTAAAACATTTGTAGATATCAACACACAAGATTATATTTGTAGAAATGAACTTAATACAAGAACACAATGGAAACTGGCATCTGAATACACTTTTGATTCAGATGTTAAAATAGGTGCAATGGGACAATCTAAAAAATTATATGTTAATGATATTGAAATTACCCCTAGTGGTGGTGGTCTTTCTGCTGGTCTGCTTAGGGCTCTTAATGTAAATCAAATAGTTCCCACTTTAGCCCAAACATATGATATAGTATGGTCTAATTTATCACCTGCCGAACAAGCAATATGGGCGGGTGGTGCTGAACCACCTACAGCAGGGGCTGGTAATTCATGGAATTTTACAAAACTCGTTGCTGGAACTCAAAAAATAAATTGGACTTTGCCATTTGATTTTCTAACAGCTAATTTAAAATTTCAAGAAATACAATCAGTATATGCTATTGTTCGTCTTAATACTTCATCAAATATTTCACAAGAGGGCTATATGTGGTTTGAAATTAAAAGCCAAAACACCCCCCAAGATGCTCCTAATTATAGAACTAGGTGGAATTATGCTAATTCAGCTAGTGGTGTAATTTCACAATTAGGAAACACATATAAAATATATGCTAGTGATGCAATACCATTATCAACAGCTGCCAGTAATACAGGTAAAGGTCAAGAACCTTACCCAATTCAAAGCCAATATAAAAGTAATCCAGTTGATGTAGAACCAACATCATTATTTTCAATACCATTTTCTAAATTTGTTTTATCTCCTACAGGCGATACATCGGCGGGTTATACTTCGGCTTTAGTTCAATCTATAGCTTTAAATACTGCATCGAACATAAACACATATAATTTCGATGTGATTGCCATCGGGTTTAATGATGTTAGGTATAATTTATTCTATGCTTAAAATTTAAAAATAAAATATAATATAGATAATATGGATAAAAAACCAAACCAACTCATACCTATTTTTCAAAAAATGCTTCTTTCTGATAATTTAATTGATCTATCAATGAAAGAAATTCAAACATTAAAAGAATTTGAAGAAGAAAATATTAATAAATCACAAATAATAGATACTAATAGAAATTTTTGTGATTTATGTCTTCATGATTATCGTATTGATAATTATAAAAAACATTTAAAAAGCAAGAAGCATTTAAAAAAATTGCTTAAAATTTAATATTACCTTTATTTTTTAGAATTTGTTTCTCTTTATTGACTCGTTTTATAGTTTCTTTATCTATATCTTGAAAAAGACGTGGTGTATCTTTAATTTTTCGTGTAGGTCTGCATAATGGATATAAATTATTTTGTGTGTTTTTATTTCCGCATTTTTCATATCCAATAATTTTGTTATTTTTATAAATAGGTTGATTAATATCGATCCATGACTCAGAAAGCCATTTATCAAATTTAGAATTTTTTTTAACATCTGTATATCGTCCGCCTGCTTTACGATACATTCGACTAATCCACACACTACGATAAATACCAGTAGGAGATTTAAAAACTTTATTAGCCATCTGTTTTATATGGTCATATAATTCAATATCAATTGGTTGAGACATATATTATTAAATTATAATTTATTTAATAATATATAAAAAAATTATTATAGATATTAATAATATATATATAATGTCCGCAAATCTTACAAGTCCTAACACTTATTATAACACTTATTGTAATCAAAATTTTGAGAAACAAACAGCACTAGCCGTCTTTTCTACAGGAACAAACAACCAGCAAGTAGTCCCTGGTTCTAATCAATTAGTAGAATTTAGCAGTCCATCTTCTAGCAAATTAGATGGTATTACTTTAAATCCTGCTAGTAATGTTTTAACTTTATCAGCTAGAGGGGTTTATTTGGTTGATTTTAATATATCAGTTGATCTTCCACAAGTCGAAGGAGGTCAGGCAACAGTTGCCGTTTTAATAAATGGTGTTTCTAAAAGTTTTGATGTCGGGTATTGCAATAATACAGCACCATTTCCAAGCATCAAACTAACACTTAAAGAACCTATTACTCAAAATAGTGATACACCAACTACTATTTCATTTAGTTTATCAACTACCGGAGCAACTATTCAATATAGA